TTTTGTCTGGTCTTGAACTAGATAATGAACGCAAAGCAATAGATATAATAATGACCAAGCTTAGAAGTTTAAGTGAAGCAACTGGTATAGCTATTGTATTGGTCAGCCATCTACGAAGACCACAAGGACAATCACATGAGTCTGGTAGAGAGGTAGATACATCAGACTTGAGAGGATCTCATTCACTACTCCAACTATCAGATGTTGTCCTGTCTGCATCAAGAAACCAAACAGGAGATGCTAGTGAGAGACAGCGATTACAGCTAAAGGTATTGAAATCAAGACATACTGGTATGACAGGAGAAGTAGATAAATTATTGTACGACCAGAAGACAGGTCGGCTTGTTGT